TCAAAATCTAATCTTGTAACTTGTCTGGAATCCATCAACTTTGTTGTCTTTAACATTTAGTTGAAAAGACACCCCTTTATTGTACCCAAAATTCCTTTGTACTTCAATTGGAACGTACCATTCATTAGACACCCTTCCTATCCCAGTTCCCACTTCCCACTTGTGCTTCTTTTCGTAGTCTTTGAAGACTGGTGTGAGATCCAGAGTTTGGTCTACTCGTGCTGTAGTCGAAGTAGAGGAAGATGGAGAAGGAGGAGTGTCTTTTAATGGTTCTTTAATGTTCTTATCTTTGACTGGAATTTGAACGTCTGTACCATTGATGACTGCATGATAGTGGTTATTCAGAATCAAATCAGGATCAGACATATTGGTTTTACTTGTTGCTGTTATTTCAGTAGTCATAGATGGTGATGTAGAGGAATCTGTAGTGATAGTTGTTTTTGTTATTCCTTCTTCATACCCTTTATCATATCCATAATGGTAAATCATTGTTGTTGTTCCAATAAAGAAAATCATCAGAATAAGAACAATGAGTATATTTCTTTTGTTTATACCATTAAAATCAATCACTTTAGAATCACCTATTTTCATTCTCAATACTGTAATAAAGGATTTAGACCTTCGGTGTGTCACATTGAAAGTTCTAATAGTTTACACACATAGTGATTCACATATAGTACCTAGTGTAGGAAACATGTATTTCTTATTTCATAGAGTTCCAAGTTACAGAAACAAGAAATACATGTATATAATATAGATTCCCTCAGTCTCCCCATAGCGTGCCACAATTAACCACTTTGTATTTATGTACCACAATTAGGGATTTCTTAGGTATCTCCTAAACTAGAGTTGTCTTTTATATGAAACTTTCTCCGCAGTATTCAGATCCTTTAACATCGCCAGTTTCACCTTACTGTAGTTACCTCTGCCAACAGGTCTAGGGTTTGTCTGATTCAGTTCTGGAATGTAGAAGATACCTCTGTCTGGGTCATCCCACTGTTCAAGTAATTCATCCAGTTGTTCATCCATCCCTGTTTGATAATCCCTATCCATAGAATTAGCAAAGAACTCTACAGCCATAGTGACAGCATCCAATCTATCATCATGAGCAAGTGCCCCTCTTTCATTGGTGAGCCGTGTCATTTGATAGATTAAAGAATAATTAGGACTAGATTCATACGTCTTATAATCAGCAGTGATTACCCCTTTATTGACAATGAGCTTGTGTCTCATCATCACTGGTTCAAGGGTGTCTATAATACGCTGCTCCTTCTGTGCCTTACTTCTGATCTCTTCCAAAGCACATGGATAGATTCTAGTGAAGATAGGGGCAAGGAGTTTACCAAACATCCCATCACCAAAGTTAGATTCATAGACAACAGTATTCACTTTCCAGAACTTAGCTTTATTAGCCAGCGTCTCTAATGTGTTGTCACTATATCCAGAAGTGTACCCACCACTCTCCATCAAGAACAAATAGCCATTAAGATATTTGATGATTGCATATGCCGTTTCATCCTTACCACGTCCAGATGGGTCAATAGCCATAACTGTTCCAGTGTATTCAGCTGTTTCTGGAGATTGCAATAGAGGAGAATAGAAGTAATCCCCTTTAAGAGCTACAGACGCTACATCCTTCCATCTCTTTGTAGGATCAGCAGTCCAAGACCATTTGAGACTAGCTTCATTCATATCCAAATCAGCTACAATCAAGTCCTGTACTTTAAGTGGATATTTCTCTTGATCCGACAAGTTGGTATTGAGCATGAACTGTAAAGCAAACCCAGCTTTGCCGTAAGACAACTCTCGCTCTGCAATGTCCTGTGCATTGAATCGTTTAGGGTCAGTCGGTTCTCCCTTATGTGCTTCCCAGTTATCAAGGATAAACGGAGCAAGGGTGTCTCCATAATCTTCGAGTTGTTTCTTGTCTTCTGGATAGCGTACCGTCCAGATCCTGCAATGATAGCCACGCTTCTGTAGTTCAGTATAAAGAGACATTTCATTCTGAGGTGTCCCCAGATAAATGATTTGTCCACCCGGTTTAATAACAGAATCAAATTCCTTTACTGCTTCACTCAACTTATCACGTTGTGTCTGGGTGCCAGAGTTGCCCGGTACTTCCACGTCATCTGCAATCAGAAGGTCTGCACGAGAGCCAGTAATCTGCCCTGTGATACCTACAGACTTTACAGACGGAGAAATATCTGGGATAGCTAACCCCACATCAAAAAGGTTCTGGGTATTTCTCTGCCCTTCCTTTGTCTTTAATTCAGCAAGGAAAGGGAGCAGCATAATGATACGCCGTACAAAGACAGCATTGGCGTCTGCTCTATCTTTAGATGCAGAGACAATCAGAACCTTAATCTGGGGATCGTTCCAGAGCTTCCAGACAGCGTAGGCACACGTCAGGTAAGACTTCGCTACACCTCGGAATCCCTCAATGATGAATCGTTTACTGGGATATGTCATAAGATGCTTCGCAATGTCATATTGAATTGGTGTTGGTTCTGGTAAGCCCAAATCATGCCAGAGCATATAGACAAACACTCTGAAATCTTCTTTAGCTTTCAGAATCTGAGTGTCTGTCCAACATGCTTCTGTAAAATCAGTTAAGTCGATCAATATCCACACCGTCTTTCACATCATCAAAGATTGGGATGTGCTGCTTCTCAATCTGTCTCTGAATGTTTGCAATCCCTTTAGTGCGTGGAGAGACAATCAGATCATTGTCTTTCAGGAACTTACGAACGCGGTCAAGGAAACGTGGGTCTTTCCGCATTTCTGGATCAGCCAGCCCTTCACGAATCGCTTCTACTTCTCCCTGTGCAATTTCATCTAAGAGATTTGGATCTACTTCAAACATCTTCATCACCCCATCCATCATATTTATCAAGATCATTTGCTCTGATAGTAGACAGAACCTTGTCTGCATAATCAGGATCAGTTGCGTAGATAGGAGCAAGAGTTCGTACAAAGTCTTCTACAGACCAAGTGCTTTCCCATGCTTCCATGACTTCTTTGTATTTGTAATCCTGTGTAATAAGAATGCACCAGTCTCTAATCGCATCTTCCAGAGATTCATAAGACTGGAATCTAGCATAAATGGTTACATAGCCACCATCTTCCCATTCCGTAGTCTGCTGTCGTACATAATTGCCCCAGCCATTCCATTTACGTCCAAAGTAGTTATACTGTCCAATGCAGTACCTACCCCAGCCACTTTCAAGAATAGCCTGTGCAATACATACAGACGCTGGAAGATTATATTCTGCACATACATCACCAGCAGTATTTCCGATCATTTCAATAAATTCATCTGGGGTCATATGGGAATCTCCTTTCATGCTCCTTCTTTACTTCATCAGGCACTCCATCTTTATCTGCATCATAAAGCCATCTACTAAGCAAAGTTACAGTTGCTGTCATTCCAATCACGACAACAATGAACTGTCTAAACTCTGGAATATTTGGGTGTCCTGTCATAATCCATTCATATGCTGTCATTGTCAAATAAATAAAAAGACAAAGAATCAAAAAATTGACATTTAATTTAATCAATGTCATAGATTCTTTGTCTCGTCTCTTTGGTTTGAATGTAGACAACACTTTAATTAGTTTTGATTTAAGTTGTCCCACATATCCTCCATGCGTGCAATACGATCATTGTTAATACGATGCGCCATTTCCATAGCTGTCATTCTAGCATCTAATGCACGTCTGTCTGCTGCACTCATTTCTACTTCTCTTTTCAGTTCAGATAAAACCTTAGTGTTCATGTCAATCGTCTTCTGAATAGGGCGGATTACAAGATAATTGAACCCACTACTCACCAGTGTTGCGATGGTTAGAACAGAAACGATACTGTCTAAGAAGTTCATGCTTACCTCACGCAAAAAAAAAACAGCACCCGATAAGTGCTGTGCAAAATCATAATAAATTGAACAATAAAAGGAGTATACCTACTATAGGAGAAACAACGAAAGATAGGAATACAAAAACAATCATACATGCTCCTGCATATGACATTTTTCCGTTTTCTTCTACAATAGCAGCAGCAATGAAGAAAGCAATAACAGCTAATGTCGCAATCATATTCATCCCCTCTTTCTGCCTATAGTATAACATGTTTAATGTAAATATAATAGGGAGTGCTAAAAGACACTCCCCACCATATTTAACTCACTAACTCACTTATTACTAAGTAGTAGGCGTGGTGCCTGTAGGTGTAGAAGGAGTTGGGACGATGAAAGCAGGAACAGGAGCAGGGCGAAGTCTCTGAATGAGATCCGCAGTCTGTGCTGTCTGTCCGTTCAGGATATTCGCTGCCATGAGCTGTCTATCCCTTTCTTCCAGTTTAGCCTTTAACTCTGCCATCTGGTATGCGGAGAACATTGCTCTGGTCTTTTCACCATCCTCTTTGATAGCTTCCACTACGCTGCAAGTGTTTCTATACCCTTCTGTACGCACTGCATCAATGTTTCTGTTGGTCTCGCAGCAGCACGTCTGAGCAGCCTGCTGATTCTGACCCAGCTGCTGCATGATGCCAAAGTTGCCCTGCATGACAGTCTTCTCCAGACCATTGATACCATTCGTGAGAGCATAGGTGCTATTAGCCTGTCCATAGGTCAGACCACGCATCTGAGACATTTCATTAGAGTAATCAAAACCCCTCTGAATGTCTGCCTGAGTTGCAGTATTCCCTTTGTTACCAAAGAGATTACCACCGCCACCGAGTAATACGAATAAAACGACTACCCACAACCATTCACTACCACCGAAACCTGCCCCTGTCTTCTCATTCAGATTGAATACAGGCTGCACACCACTCATACCGTTCTCCATAGAATCACCATTCCTTTCGTAAAATAATATGAGAACTGTATATATCAACTCTGCCGTACGCTCAGAGCTGAATACCAAACATAGCAAATTTCTGCTTTATATCGGCAATAAGAGGAGCAAGCTGTGTCTGAGGGATACCCTGTGTAGAAATCATGTTCATAACAATCTGCTGTCTTTCAGCTGATGTCTTCCCCTGCATCATAGCCATTGCTCTCTGGAAACGTGGATCACTACCTATCAATGACATAAGAGCTGTTTCGATGTTAGTGTTCATCATGCTTAGTCTCCTTTACTTTTCGTAATCAATGTATCTACTTTTTCTTCAAGTGCCTTTAACCTTTCATTTAGACTCTCTTCCTGTCCTTTTGCTTTCTCATAGACTTCAATGACTGGAAGACCACTGAGATCAATGTATTTCACATAGACCTTATTTTCTTTTTTAGAAATGAAGAAAGTGAGAGAGCCACAAGGATCTACTCTAGCTCTCCTTACTTCTTCTACATCATTTACTTCACCACCAAAGCTGTTGATAGCTGGTGGTGCTGGTGGATAAGCGAACATGATAATCACCTTTCCTTTTAGTTATAATCAGTTATTGTAGGTTTCTTTTTGTTGATTTCTGAAGACCAGTTTACATGAAAAACTGTACTGGGTTCTTGATCGTCATATTCCATCATGAGGACATCTTGTAAATATATCACGTTGTGTGACGAACATGCAACATATGTGCGGTAATGAGTTGGGCGTCGCATGTCCCAATCAAGATATAGCGTATGTTTTGTGTTTGGAGTAACCCCCACATATGCAATCCCCAAATCATACTGACTTATCTCAATAACATGCACACCTGAAGGAACTGTAAATGTGTTACTCCCATTTATAGTAATAGAGCCAGTGGGTGCTACTGCTTCTTTCTTTATCTGATATACACTTCCATCACTCTTTTTGACATAGCAAGGTACGTCTCCACTCCCTTTAGCTTCCAGCTTAATGTATGCTGGAGAGCCATTGAACTTAATCTTCAGATTAGGTTCAGGACACTCATCAGTAGTCGTATATGCATGAGCATCATACTGTGTCCCACTTTTCTTTACATGAAAAATTGCACCAAGATCACTCATTCTATCCACAACTCACTTCCGTTAATAACAAGGTGTCCATTACTGATTACTGCAAAGCCACTATCATTCGTCAGCTGAGAGGTCTTTGTAGGGATCTTAGCTTCAATAGAGGCTCTTGCAGATGAAATTGCTGTGCGTACATAAGTTGTAGTAGCATACTGGCTCAAATCAATATTACTGATCTTATTGTCAACTTCTGCTCTAGTGTAAGTTTCTGTCTTCGTATAGTAGCTAGAAGGGTCAAACTTAGCAGCATCAATAGCACTCTGAGCTGCTGCTGCTGCACTAGATGCTGCCTTAGTCTCACTCATCTTTGCATTAGAAGCACTTGTAGCTGCATTAGAAGCACTAGAAGCTGCTGCCGATGCACTAGAAGCACTTGCAGATGCCTTCTGAGATGCCGTGTTAGCACTGCTTGCAGACTGAGTAGCACTTGTCTGAGAAGCATTTGCACTGGACTGAGACGAACTTGCAGAAGACGCAGAGTTACTTGCAGAAGTCTTAGCTTCTCCAGCCCACGTCTTAGAGGACTTATTACCAGTTACTCCATCTGGAGACGTATCAGACATAGCCCATTTCTTAGAGAGTTCCGCTGAATTACTAGCTTCTGTAGCCTTAGTAGTAGCAGTGTCTTTAAGCGTGGTCATAATATCCACATATTTCTGACCAAGATCATTCAGTCTCTTATCCTGAGTATCTCCTGTAGTATTCAGTCTGGTATTCTGCGTGTCTCCTGTAGAAGTCAAGCGAGCATTCTGAGTGTCCCCAGTCGATACAATAGAGCTATTCTGCGTTGCTCCTGTGTTTTTAAGCTGATTTAAGAGACTGTCCTGATTAGCTTTAATGTATCTAAGAGTTACAACATCACCATCTTCAATCGGATCAAGAGCATTGATAATTCTTTTATACTGTCCATCCCAGCAATTAGGATTTCCATACGCTGTAGACATACCAGAATCAAAGACCTTATCTGCTGTTTCTTCTGCAAGGTGTAAGAGCTGTACTTCCTGCAAAGACAAGTCAGCACTGCGAAGTACAGAAGCATCCTGCCATTCTACCAGAGGATCAGTAGTTGTCTCACGGTAAATTTTGACAGAGTGCCCCAGTGGAATAGCTTTCACGAGCCTTACCTGTTTGTCTTCCACTGTATAATCTACACCAATAGTAAGTTCTGTGATGTTGGTGTAAATGTCTTCTACCTTTACAAATTTCTTCCGTAAATAATCAAATGGGAATGCATAGACAAGCTGACTAGCATTCCCATCATACATTACAGAAGCCTTTCTTTCTTTAGCCAAAGTTAAGCTCCTTTACTATTTAACACTCATGATTGAAGAAATATCAGAATTTGCATTGCGATCGTTCCCAGAAGAAGCACCAATCTTATAACGGTTCTTTCGTTCACGCTGTTTCTTCTCCTTATTCATTTCTTTTCGCTTCTTCACTCCACTGACATCTTTAATTTCAGACGCAAGAAGTGTCATTCCCCAGAAACCGTTGAATGGCACAACCTTCATAATGTTTGCCATATCTTCCTGAGACATTCCATCTCCAACTGTAGAGTTATAGACACTCCCCCCAATTCCCATGATTGGATTGATAGTAGAAGACACTGCTGGCATCTGATCTACAGCACGTCCAACAATAGAACCTGCTTTCATGTCTTTCCCTGTACCAGATGCCTTAGAAGAGTTGTCTACAGTAGTACGCATCATAGGTGTACCAGTCATGATTTCATAAATATCAGAGCCAAAGGAAGGAATAGAACCAGTGATAGCCCCACGAGAGAACGCTGCCCATGCAAGTCTTCCTGCTGTGAGCTGCTTTGCAATGTACTCTTTTCTGCCTTCTGGATCATTAGGATATTTAGCATATGCCCTGAGATACACCAGTCCCATATAAGACATGCAGTTTGTCCCCATAGAAGCCAGTGCAGCCAGAGCATCATCCATCTGCCGTGTAGACAAAGCTCTGAGTGTCTGGTCATTCACCGCACGAAGAGAATAATCTTTGAACTGGAACAACAGCTTAGTAAACCAGTTCTTTTCCTTCAAGAGAGGAGTATTCCCGATAGACATCTGCTGAATACCACGTTTACTGTAGTTCTCAAGCAGATTTCTAAATTCAAAGAAAGTATGGTGGTCTTCTTTTCTCCATTTGTCAAAGACCTCTGGATCAAATTTGCCACTACCAAGATATTTTTTGATTTGTGATTTCAGCTTGTCTACATCCTGTACATGTGCGGCATCCAATAAATATTTGCTGAATGGATCTCGCGTACTGGAAATCTTCTCTCCTCTAGCCCATTTGATCGCATCAATGAAGCCACTTTCCCTAGTCTGTCTAATCATCCAGTCTGTCAGTTTAGGGAGCTGATTCAGAGTAGATGTGACATTGGAGAATATTTTCATTGTCTCCTGTGCCTTATCCAGTCGCTTCCCCCAAACATTAGAATATCCAAGGGCATCTCTAAAAGAACGTGCTTCATAGTCAGCGTTCCTATCCCAGAATCTAGTATTCAGTTCTCTTCCGTATAATCTTGCCTGTGCTTCTTTTGCAAAATCTTCCAGCTCTTTATCAGATGCAGAGAGCATAGCACGTCTCATCTGTCTAAGGACTGGAATGGACTTATACAGAACACGAGTTCCTGCGTATGCCATTGCAGAACCAAATTCACCAAGCTGTGCCATGAACATCTGTCCACCAACATCTGCATAGGATTTAGTTCTGAACAATTCAGAGAAAGCATCCCAGAGTGTCTTAGGCTTTGTGTCTACATGCGTAGAGAGCAACCGAGACATCCCTTCTACCAAGGCATCTTTCTGTTCTTTTGCTGCTGACTTAGTAATCTTTCCTGCTTTTACACCAAGTTCAAGCTGTTTTGCTACATCATCAAGCACACCAGTTTGTCTCCAATTTCCGATGGAATCAAAGACAGCCACTTCACCGCAGACACGATCAATATAAGAGTTGATGATTCTGTCTGTATTCACATCGCGAAGATGAGAATCAAATGAGAAATCAAGTGTCGTTCCTGCCTTATTCGAGATAGGCATGCGTACTGTCGTATCCATAGGAAGTCGAGATTTCAAGAACTGAGGAATACCTACACCATACTTACCACCAGAGAAACATGTCTCACTGGCGTTCTGGTCAATGACACCTCTAGCCCAAGCCTTACATCTTTTATCAATCTCTTCCTCAACCATAGCCTTAGTAACCTTTTCAAGCTGCGGTTCTTCTGGGATAGTAGAAGTGTCTAGCTCCAGTTGCTTTCCTACTGTCTTTTGATAGCCAGCATCTTTAAGCGCCTTCCCTTGCTTAGATCGCTTATTTGTCTCATTAAATTTTGGTTCAGGAACGTGCCCACCAAACATTTTGTCTTCCCATTCTTTGTGAGCTTTGAGGTATCGTCTTTTAGCATCTGCTTCCATCTGCTTTCTGACAACATCCCTCTTACAAGCCATCTGAGCATATTCATACATCTTTTTCATGCATGTCTCAGTGTCACCATCCATAAAGTCCACAAGTCGTGTCAGCATCTCATTGTCTACTTTACGAGTAAATTCAAGATCAAGCGGTTTCCAGTCTTTATCAATATAACTACCGTAACCACCACCACCATGGAACTGCGAATCTTCCTGCATCATGGTGAGACACCCTTCTCGGATCTTCTTGATTGTTTCTGCTGCTTTGATGACCTCTGGCTCCCAAATCATTTCATTAGGAGACAACCCAGCTTTGTTTCCTGCATATTGCGCATTAAAACACTGCTGTACCTGTCTATCAAATTCCAGTCTATACTGCCCCTGAAATTTATAGAATTTATTTTTCTGCAACCAAGCATTTCTAGCATCATAATAATCATTGAGCATTGGTTTTACGCGCTGCTGTAAGTACTGTTTGATACGTTCACCGACAACAGGATTAGCACGCTCTGCAATTCTCCCTCGTGTCGGTTCAAAGAGGAAATCATTCAAGGAACGAACTGCAAGAAGCCTAGAGTGCCCAAGTACCCCATAGATTGTCTTGAATAAAGTGCCAGCTTCAAGGTGTTTACCAAGTCCTCTAGGAATCCAAGATGGTAAAGAACTCTGCATCTTCTTGTCTACTTCCTTCTGCTCATCTGCCCATACCATTTCAGCATGGAAGTTGACAGGGCTATCCTTATCAAAAGCAGTATCATAGATATATGCTGTTCCATCTGGAGATACTTTGATAGGGGTGTCTCTATACTTCTGTTCATACGCAGAAGCCTTTACCCACTTCAAGAGTGTTGCATCTTTTGGCTTTTTCGTCTTAATGCCCCGTAACGCATATATATTTGCTCTAGCGAGACTTAAAACTTTGCGTACTGTATAGTTGTGTAAATCCCAATTCTTATCTTCCAAAAGGTCATAGATACTGGTACGGCTGTTTACATTTACTTTCTTATCTCTAAGAATCTCCTTGTAAGCAGAACCAATAACATCTCTTAGCCCTGTTGTCATGGTGTGCATATCTCTTACTACATCTGCAAGGGCACGTTTAGACGCTACTCTATCTCCGATGATGACATACTGTCCTGTACCTGGAACTGTGAAAGCTGTTTGTCTATTAGTAATCTTGATACCGTGTTTAGTCGCAAAAGCTGTTGCCTGATTACTAGACAGAACAAAGCATCCTTTACCAACATCATTCAGCCCCATCTCTTTCATTTCCTTGACTTTGAGTTTCAGTCTGCGCTTCATGGTGTCAATAGGTTTTGCTGCTTTGGCTTTAATATCAGAAGAAGGTGCTGTCTCTTCCGTCACCTTGCCAGTCAGTTTCAGATTGTCTTTCTTGACTTTGTTCTCTTTTGCTTCTTTGCCAGACAACTTTACATCTTCCAGTTCCGTAGATTCACTGATCTGTTTCAGTTCTGTACCAACACGCTTCTTTAACGTGTCTGTTGGCTGCATCCCAAAAGCACCAGTAAGCATATGGTCTTCACTACGGTTCAAGTGTCCATATACTTTTTGAAGAGTTTTAGATTTAGGTAATACTCCCTTAACAGTACGCATCGCATCAAACGCATTGCCAAGGATTGCTGCCTGTACCATGTACTGTGCATAGTTTGCTTCAAATCCCCCATACTTGTTAGACAACGCTCTGTCTAGTCCCATCATAGACGCACCTGTTGCTGCATTAGCTGCCATTCGCGCTACCTTAGATTTAGCAAACATAGAGAGTTTGTCTGCATTAGTACCAAACATTCTTGCAAGCTGTCCTACCATAGTATCAGCAGTAACACCACCAAGATACTTAGCACCAATACCACCAGCCACAGATTTGATACCTTTTGCAATGAGTGCCCCTTCACTAAGACCTGTAGCCATGAGTGCAAGGTTCACTGGTTCAAGCATACCACCAGCTAAAGAACCTGTAATGCCAGCAATGTTATATCCCTGCATCTGCTCATCCTGCGCCAGACGTACTGCACGATCATAGTCCTGCTTCTTCATCGCTGCCAACATAAACAGGTGGTCTTGCGAATAAGAATTAGTCAGTACAAAGTTCTGTGCAGTAGGATCATTAGGCATCAGCTTCTTTACATAGTCGATTTCTTCATCCGTAGGGGTATAGGGGGTGCTAAAACCAGGAATAGACACACTCCCTCTGACAGCTGGATTGATCCAAGACCAAAGGTAACGAAGAGAAGAAGTAACGCCACTATCAAGAATTGCATCATCAGCAGCATCCACAAATCTGGAAATGGGGTCACGTTCTTCCATAGGAGCAGGCGCATCTGGAATATATTCATGACCATACCTAGAATGTCCCTGTCTATCTACAGGAATAGAGCCAACAGCAGTGATAGGAGAATACTCTTCACCAAGCATAGCTGCTGCATATGATGCTACTTCACGCCCATAATCTCCTATTGTCTTGCCATTAGCATCTGCTAACCCTTCATTATCTATATTGCCTTCGCCACCAAGCCATGCTCTAGCTGCATGCTCCATATCATACCTAGACAGTAAATCCTCAGCCCAATATGCAGCCACGGCATCCTGTGTTTCTGGGCTCCAATCTAATGAGCCATCCTCATTGAGCAATCCTGCTTTTTCAGAAAGTTCCTGATAAGTAGAGGGAAGAAACTGGTATCGTCCATATGCTCTCTGTCCGTCTTTATTTACAACGCCCTCAGCATAATAGGAATCTTCTCTGCTGTACGCCCCAGATTCAACACTTGCAATCCCTTCAAGGAACGCATGTAAATTATCCATCGTTACTCCTTTCTTTTAATCCTCTGGCATGTCCGTAGGGTTATATTCAGAAGTCATCTCTCCGTCCACTTCATCCTCAGTAATCCAGTGGTGTCTTTCTTCATACTGTCCCTGCTCTTCTGCTACAAGGTTATCCATTTCAGACACACCTGTATCTGGGTCTGGGGTAAGAAGCTCATTGACGTAAGCAGAAAATTCGTCGGGTGAAAAGTACTTCTGCTCCTGAGTGCTACTGTTCATGAATCCAAGAACATTAGTAGATGGATCATAGACAACATTCACACTTTCTGGAGAATCAAAAGAATACACCATATTCTTGATAGCCAGACGCGCCGATCTTCCCTTATCGGTATAGTTATCCTGATTCACGCCAGTAAAGAAGTCTTTGGGAATAATACAATCCAAACCCATTTCATGATAGTCAAAATACTGTCCTCTAATCTGGTCAGATGCCTGTTTTACTGCTGCATCTCCATCCATACCATTGTAGATATAGACTTTTGCCAGATTTCTGATCTTTCCACGAAGGCTAGGATCATTGGCACCATAGACACCATTTAAGATAGGTGAACCATCTGCATTTGTTCCCATAGTCTCTATCTGCATTGCTGTGTTGTCTGCATTAGCCATGGCATCATTAAGGCGTGTCTCCATAATGTCTTTTGTGTCTTCGTTATGCTCCTGCTGATACACATTTCCATAGAGCTGCATTGCCTTTTTCAGCCCATCAAATCCTTCCTCGGAATGATATGAAATCCCATCTTCTACCTGCGACAAAGAAGACAATGCTGAAATATCTTTCAACGTGCTACCACTGAATATAGAACTAGCCAATGCAGGGTTTGTGTGATACATATCAAGAGCCGTCTGAATGTTCTGCAATGCTGGTGTATTATATGTTGCCTTATCCCAATCAATATTCATGGCGTCCATAAGAGAAGAATTGACAGCAAAATTCAAACTATTCTTAAATGCTTTCATCTGAGGAGCAGTAAGCAGTTTTCCTTCCTGTCTAACACATTCATTCAGATCAATTTCTCCATTAGAAAATGAAGACAAAATTCCTTTCAAGAGTGTCTGACCAGCCCCAATGACTTCCTGCTCTGTCAGTGCTTTCTTAGACACACTCCCATCTGCGTTCTGCACACTCTTCTGTAATGGTGCAGTGATAGGAGAACCACCCCCATAGGAATTGCCTTTGCATAAAGCACTAAACCATTGAGAAATGTTCTGCTGTGTTGCACTGTCCAATACTGCGGCAGCTGCCTTCCCTACTGCTCCAGAGCGTCCAGAAGATCTTACTCTGCTCTGGTATTCGATTTCTCGCTTCTTATCTCCACGCATAGAGGTAAACAGCCCCTTTTGTGCCATGACAGCAGCAATATGAGGATTGTCTTTCTTAATCTGCTCTACCTTTTTGTCAAACTCATCCAGAGATGTACATTTCTGTAGACCATCAACAATATCTGCCATGTACTTTTCTCTAAGCGCACCGTCCATAGCAATTCCAGAACCATGGAAATCTTCATAAGGCAGAAGTTCTTTCAGCTCCCATTCTTTTCCATTCACGTCTGTATAGACACTCGCTTCAAAGATTCTGTCTAAATCCTTACCGCCATTGTTCGCAATACGCTCATCAATAGCCTTAGACAGCATGGGAAGCATGGCGTAGAAAGAACCCCCTGCATTTTCATAATCAGTACATGCCTGTTTGAGTTCTTCTACCTGTGTCTCAATAGGGGTCTGAGACACATGTTCTGCACTTCCAATGTCTGACAGTTTGGCAGTAAAAGAAGCAGAGCGAATCGCTTCTCTATTCTTCCCTGCTTCTGCCATCTGCCTATTGATATTGTTCTGAGTGTACGTGTCCATGTTTTCATAGAACCCAAGAGCAAAGAACTTAGAATCTCCATTGTGTTGAAAACTGGAAATAGGTTTGATACTTCCCAGAGCAGAGGCACTGTTAGGAGCAGAATCCCCTGTGACCTGTGCGTCTTCATTTGCCTTTTCCCAGTCTTCACCAATGTTATATTCACGTCTATGTGCTTCTACAAAGTTCAGCCATCGTGCGTTTTCTTCCCCTGCTGTCTGACATTCACCCTCTTTGGCTACAACGTCCTGATCGTATCTGTTACGAATATCACGAATTGCATTTTCGCCACGATACTTATCTAGGGCAGCCATAGTATAGGGATTGTCTAACAACTCTTTGTGATTAGAGTTAGCAAGCATCTGCTGAGAAGAAGTCAGAATCTTTCCTGCATTGTTCGGGTCATTCTTAATCACTTCTGCCATGAATTTGCCATACTTTTCATCTCTAGCATCCTGTTGTGACATGTGACTAAGGATAGTGTCTCCCAGCACCCCAAGTGCTTTTGCAAGACTTGCTGCTTTAGATCCTGCACCTGCTGTCGTACTTCCAGAAGGAACAATAAGCTGCTTCTGGTATGTATCTCGTACCTGAGGTGCAAACTGTCTCTGTGTACCTACGGCATTTGCTACATTTGTTGCCATTACTTCTGTCCCCCTGTCTTACGATTTATTTTTACATTCTGATAAGCATCATATGCCTGTAATCCTGCTCCCATCAAAGACAGAATGTCTGCCTTCTTATTTGGTTTAGCCGCTTCCTTATAAGACGCCACTGTACGCTGTGTAGACTTCAATGTAGTCAGTTTGTTCAAATCAATCTCATTGCTCTTTCGTAAATAGTTATCCTGAATAGAAGCTACATTTCTAGCAGTGTCTCCAACTGTACTCCGCATGATCTGGTCAGCAGTTCTACCACCCCCAGCCATGTCTTCATTTACTGCTGCCTGTACCTGTGAATTAAGCTGTAATGCATTCTGCTGAGTTTTCATAATAGAAGTAACAGCTTCATCATATGCATCCTGTCTTTCCTGCTCATAGTTCACCAGACTGCCATTCATCTGATAAATAGCATCATTTGCCTGTGCCTGATACGCCTGTGCATTAGCTATATTCTGCTGTCTAAGCTGCAAGCCTTTCAAACCAACCATTGCAGCAGCCATTCCTGCAAATCCACACATTACTTACTTTCATCTCCTTTTAACTCAAAAACAGAAAAATCATCATCTAGCTTTGTCCATGTAGCACCAAGCCAATCCAGATATTCTACATGCGTTGTGTTCTTTGTCCAAACTACGTTTGTTAAGACACCATATGCTTTCAGAAGTCTAGGCAGTAATTGCTTTGAGAATCGTAAGAAGCTGAGTTTGTGTCTAGCATACTCTGGGGTAAAGCAGAGCCAAATCACACCTTTTCCTCTATATTTGTACAGCCCACCAATACCAACTGCCTTGTCTTTGTATGTAATCTTGTAAACTGGATGTTCATAATGTACTACGAGATCAACAATGCACATATCATAAGAAGTACGGTTACTGCTCATCATAATTTCTTTCTTGTCTTCTCTGCGTAGTTCCTTACAAATATCCCAAATTTCTTTTGTTCCAATAGCTTTGATATTCCAATCAGAATTACACTCTAGTAGCTCTTTTATAATAAACACCTTCCCAACCTGCACCAATCAATGCTACAGGCATAGGAAGTTCTGTTTCTATACTGATAGAGCAATTAGAACTCAAAGACTGTACAGGGAACTTAAACTGTCCTGTCTCTAATGCTGTAAGTCCAATTTTGTTTCTACCAGAACCTAAAAGCCGTGCAGTCATTACGTATTCATATGTTTCTTTGTCAAAACATTCAACAATGGCTTTGATATATCCGCAATTCTCATAGTTCACCCAGAAATTCCTAAGCTGCAATCTTCCTTCTGTGTATGCAGTAACACCATTGTCATCCTGTTTACGAATCATAACCTCAGAGAACTTTGCCTTGAATTTATACAGTTCTCCTTCAATGAAACGACTGCCTACCCAGTTTCCTTGTAGCCAGACATACCTTCCATCTTCCATTTCTTCTGGTGTCCATTTTCGGAAAAAGCCTTTGCTGTCTACCAGTCCGTAAGACACACCTGCTTTCAGAGTGTCTCCATACATGGTTTTCATATCTACCTTAGTCCGTCCCTCAATATCATCATAAGCATCTGAAGTAATGGCAGGTAAAACAACCTTTCTATCCATAAAGACACGATATGGTTCATACTCTTCATAGTCCTTCGTGTTATAAGTAAAAGAGAGACTTTCAAGAGTAATCATCCCTTGTCTATCAAACACAAGGTACAAGGTAGAATTGATAAATCCACCACCAAGAATGCGGGCACCATTGAACTCCCAGTAAGACCAAGATGACTGTAATCTGCTATTATCTACAAACAAATATTTGTAAATGTATACCTTTGATTCAGCACCAATAGTAAAGAACCCTAAAACATTCTCTGTATTGGAAGACACAATTTTATACACACCATTCGGAATAAAAGAAGGCACATGGGACGTTACATCCTGTGCATCTTTCAAATTGGTGGTATCTTCAATCGTGAAATATTCTTTGATCGTAGTAAACTCTGCACGTTCTGTAGGGAAATAGACACGTCTTCCTGCACCTACTGGACGTACATATGGATTGCAAGTAAACTCTGTGACTTCTGTGATAGAGCAATTCTTAGGAGACAATATGCCATCTGCTCTAAGTAAGAACTGTGTATCATTCGAGAAAAGGAGCAGCTCTTCATCAAATGGAACAGCATGATAAAGGATAGACACACTGTTATGAGATACTGCCAAATCAATAGGATCAGTGTCCTGCATGTCTACTACAGAAGCAAACCAGAAATTAAAGAAAGACGCAGACCTAGACAGGATGACATTCTCTCCTGAAATAAACCCAAGTCTGTTTCTGTAAAAGAAAATATCATTTATAGTTGCGCCAACGAAAGAAGGTTCTGGGTTAGAATCCTCATCACCTACATCCCTATCATCCCAATCCAGAGGTTTGAGTGTGAAAGACATGTCTGCATTTCTTACCAGTCCTTGAGGCATGGTAGAAGAATCAATAGTAGTAGGTGTTTCTGGTCTTGCACATTCTGTCCAGAGCTGTGTGTCTCCATCATATCTGACATAATAATCATCAGCTACATTCGTTGCCCCTTTTACCTGTACTGTAAATCCATTAGGAGCAGAACGTGGCAAATTGTTAAAGTTCTGTACAGCATGATAAATACCAAACATAGACATGCCATTGTACCCATCTTTAATCTTAACGGTCTTAATGGTAGTCCCTGCTTTCTTTACATATAACCAGCTGTCACCAGTTTCTACTGTCCACCCATTGCTTTTTGCAGAAGTAGCAAGCTGTTCAGCAATCCAGTTTACGTCTACCTTCGTACTATCAGAAGCATTAGATCCATCTGGTGTCGTGTAAGTGGCAATCGTTACATCATTGATAATACAAGCATATGTTCTGCCATACTGCCCACTCTTAACATTAAAGAGTGCTCCCTGTGTGTCTTTCCATCTGCCAGAATCCCAGACCTTCCCTGTCATTGCTACTTTCTTTTTTGTATTAACAATAAAAGTATAGTCTGCAATGGTAATGCATTTAAGATACTTTCTGGGGTCTACACCACTAAGGTATGATGCAGATTTAGCATCAATGGTCACTTTGTATTCTTTGCCGTCTTCATCATAAATCTTACAACTACCATTTCCATCAAAAATCATGATGTACTTTTCTTCTTCATCTCTCTTTACTACATGTACAAGAGGACGATAAGTAGAAGAGGGAGCAACAAACAAATTCTTGATATGCACTGTCGGTGCCCTTTTTTGCAGACCACCTACTTCTGTACTATATCCATTTATCTGTTCTTCAAGCTGCTCTGGTAAACGAAGAATAGCTGGCTGCTGACTGATACCAGACACAATGTTTTTGATGGTCTGGCTGTATAAGTTTGTAGCCATTAGTTACCTCTTTCCAGAATTGTCTGCACACCAGTTACATTAAGCATGTTGAAGTCATTGGAATCAAGTTCATATTCCATCAGAGCTGCCCATGCTTCCTGTTCATCTCTGAGAAGCTCTTCACCAAGGGAACTATCACCTAAGTATCTTGTCTGAAAGGTAGTAGCTGCCTTTGCTGTAATATAGCTTCTCATTGGATCTGGCATGTCTTCAAAATCAACAAGAAAAATAATTGTACAATCAATGCTGTTGTTGAACTCTGTTGTCTGGTTTTCCCAGTCAAACAGGTAGTCCCCTTTCTTCGTGTACTTCGTGCCGTCTGTCCCAACAACGTACAGGAGATTAGACAACCATCTAATTCTGTGCGTAGAAGCATCTGGGTTCAATGTATAAGAATCAATTTTGTTGAACGTCCATCCTTTACTCTGCACACGTCTATTTACATTTCTAAGGATACGCAAGCAGTTGATGACATCTACATTTGTCGGATTCTCAATCGTATTTACAGGCGATTCACCGATACTTGCAAGAATTTCATTGACTGCTTCCAGTTCTGTCAACGGAGTTAAAGTCATTGCTATTTATCCTTTCTAAACAAATCAAAATAAGGTATGGTGTCTCTTTAAGGACTTGAACCTTAAACCTTCTGGGCATGAACCAGACGCTCTGACCATTGAGCTAAAGAGACATGGTGGGAAGATATGCAGTTGCGTTGAGAGGAGGGTATCATGGCGTTCATGATTTTATATGCATATCTTCCCTATAAGAAAGGAGGAATCGAGAGGTGTGAGAATTGCACTCACAACAGGAAACCCGTAGCTCAGTCCTGCCCTATGGTAAGACCTATACCAAGTTCCCTTCCATGTGCGCTTGCCCTCTCATAAAGTGCCTGCCGTAGCAAGCACTAAATAGCCTAGTCCTCAGACATCAGCTGTTCACTTCTTAGACATTAGAAGAGATGGTGCCCATGTATGCCGCTTCTGGACGCAGACCACCATGCCCCATAGCATAAGAAGCTACGAGCATGTCTGCCTGATATTCAGCACGGCGCGCACGTTCAATAGCAAGGTCTTTCAGCTTAACAGTACCTACTGCGGTACGATGTGCTGCAATAAAGACAGTGTTGTCTACATACTCAGTAGGGAACACATGACCAGCACCCTGAATTACACCGTCATTGACTGTCGCACCACCACGAGTAAGGTGGGGGGTTTCAATGATGTCAAATCCAGCAACACGAAGAACATTGCCTTCAGTAATTGTAGCTACTGCACCATAATCATGATTGATTGCGACCAGAGAAGCTACAAGAGCGTTCACACCAGTCGGGGTCATGAATACATAACGGTCATTTGCTGGAACATAGTTTTCAGACATTTTGGTCTTAACATTGAGAAGCATTTCCACAAGTTTAAGCCCCATTTTCTGAGTAACACCAATGTCTTCGCCAGCAAGAGTACCCTTAAGGATTTCACCTTTACCAAGACCAGTGATGTTTTCTTTGTTCGCCACAACCATCTTTGCAAGTTCTGCAAGGACTGCACCATCTGCTGCATACGCAAGAGCTTCACCCATCTGACGAGAATATTCTCCACGCACGTCAAAGTGAGACAGTGCTTCATCAAGGTCAGAAATGAGCTGGGAAGTAGTCAGAAGACCATCAATCTGAATGATTTTCTCTTCGCCCGGAATGTTTTCTCGCAGGTCATCCAGAGACTTACCAGATTTCAGATAAGCGGCTGTAGCACGACCAAATACAGGGAACTGTGCAGATTTACCGCTCGCAATGGATCGAACAATATGGCGTCCATTGGTTACAGAAGCACGTTCAAATGCCGTGATGGTTTCTCCTGCAAATACTTTCAGATAGCGGGCAAGAGCATCAGTACCACCCTGATTAAGCCCTGGCTGTGCGATTGTTACGTCTGCCAAAATAAACTCTCCTTTACATTGAAAAATAGAAATGAATGAATATATGAAACAACAAAAAGACACACACCTGCTTAGATGTGTGTTTGAATATATTTTTGTTTTGTTTTGCGATTTACATTTTGTATTTTTTACCAGCGTTTCTGTAAAAATAATAAGCCAGTGTGTCTTTTCATTGTTGTCATAACAAAATTAACCAATAAAAGAACTGTTCATGGTTTTGTCCTGTACTTCTTTAGTATACGAAGGGTCGCGAAGATACCGTGGATCAGACATTGCCTTCACCATTTCTCCTCTGTTAGCAAACCCCATGTTGCCAGCATTGTTGCCAGCGTTACTAGACCGACCAAGAATAGAACGACCAGTGTAGCCGTTAGCAGCGTGCATACGAGCCTTAAAGCCATCAAGAGCCAGTCTAATACCAGCCATATCCCCTTTTTCAATAAGAGAATTAAAGCGTTCTGCACTTCCGTCATTCTGCTTGCTAATGAAGCCAGCAATCTTTTCATACTCTTCCTGTCCCCCTGCATGCTGATAGACATCCGCTACAAACTGCTTCGCTGTTGCTTCAAGACCAGTAATGTATGCATCAATAACAGACTTCGGATAACCTGCCTTTTCAAGCTGGTCATAAGACTTTTCAGACAAGCCACCATCTGCATAGTACTCATCAGCCAGAGCGTCAAAGTCAATTCCCTTTTTGTCTAACTCTGCCTGAAGTGTCTGGTCTGCTTCAACCGCTTTAGACACACGAGTTTCAATAGGCTCTTCTTCGCCCTCAGACTTTTCTTCATTGTCTTTGGTTTCTGTCTGGTCTTCTGTTTTCGGTACAGCTTCTTCCGTCTTTGCAGTTTCCTGTGCTTCTTCTGTAGGGTTTTTCGTCTCAATCTTTTCTGTGTTTGTCGATCTAATTTCAACGTCTCTTCCCTGTAAAGCATCTTCTGCACCACCTGTCACTGCACCTTCTGGATATAAAGATTCAGTATTTTCTTCCAATTTACTACATACCTCCCATCTGGTTATTCATCCCATCCATAGCTCCCTTTGCTAACTGCGGAGCTGCTTTCTCTGCCATATTAGACATCATAGATTGCTGCTGTTCCTGCTGAATCTGCTCATCAGTCTTAATGAGTTCTTCTGTGTCAATGCCCAATGCTGTTGCTTCCATAATCATAATTTTCTGCCAATTCAGATATGTCTGTGCAGCAGGATTCATCTGCTGTAATTCCAAGAACTGAGACAGTTTATTAAGATCATGACCACGACCAATAGCTTCTACACCTGTGATGACTTCCATGTCCACTAAGTCTGGTGGAAGGTCTGGGATCTGTCCCCCAGAAGAGAGCTGGGCTACAAGTCTACGTGCCAATGGTAACTGGAGTTCTTGAGACAACAGGGAATAAATGCCGCCCAGTGTGTCTTCCAATTCACCAGCTACATATCGGATTTCTTCTGCTGTTACACGTTCACCATTGCGCTGTACTGCACTATTCAGAAGGAAAGCAAAAGACAATCTGGATTCAATATTCGCTGCTGTCTGCTGTGCTACATTCAGATCGTTGTATTTGTCTAACTGCAATACAGTGATGTCTTCTGCTCTACCAGGAATAAATGCCCCTGTTTCTGCTTTAGACAACCTATTTACTCTTGTAATCCCATTTGGATTTACAAGGAAATAGACAGACGCACAAATAGAACTAAGCTCTACAATAGCTTTGCTAAGATTTTCAAGAGAACGAATATCACCCAGATATTCCTCTACAAAAGAACGACCGTAAGATTCACCATCCATCTTTACCATGCGAAGCGGAATCCATGGGGCACTATCAGCAGGAAATGCCTGTGCTGTCCCATCAATCACTTCACCGTTGACTTCCTGATAAGAGATATACTGTCCATTCTGTAGCTGAATGTCTGTATAAATCTCCACCTCATCAGATGGCTTATGTTCTTCCGTGTTATCTCCTGTCTTAGAAATCATGTTCTGTACATCTTCTGGAAGAGACGCCCATGCCACTTTGTCTAAGGTAATCAGTCTGTACCATGTCCCCAGTGCATCACGTACAACGACATAATCATTGAGACGATACATTTTGATACCGCCTTCCTGAGGTGGTAAATAAAGACAGGCATTCCCTGCGACAATCAGCATTTTCAGAGCTTCTGTAATGGTCACTCTGATCTGGTGTGTCTCTACATATTTCATGCAAATATTTTCAATTCGCATGAGCTGCTGCTGAACTTCCGTTACCATGTTGTCCCCAGACTGCTCCAGTTCCTGCTTTGTGTCCTGTGAAGGATTCAAAGTAAAGAAAGGACTATTCGGGGGCATAAGAGCTAAGGCAAGTTTAGATGTCAGATTATTGACTGCTCTGGCACCAAAGCTCTGATATGGTGTACTGAAAGTAGTAGAAGCATTAGAACCATTCTGAGGGAACAGAGAAGGAATTGTGTATTTAGCGCAATCTTCCGCACGAGTGATATACATGTTTCTATCATTAGACAGACGTTCATATGCACTCTTCGCTGTTTCTTCACGGTTCTTGATAATATCATTCATGCTGTTCTGCTGTGCCATGTTTGTCTCCTATCATTAAAGATTAAGACCAGTACCTGTCGTACCCCCAGAACCAGCTGAACCACCACTATCAATCATTAAGGCTCGCTTCCCTTTATTTGTTCGCTTTCGCTTATTAGACACCAGATCAGATTCTTGCTGCCCCTGCGTAGGTTCTGGTGCAGCTACAGCAGGGGCGGAAATCTGTGGTGAAGCAACTTCCTGTGTGTCTGTCAGCGTTTTAAGAAATGGCTGTGTAACTGCCTTAAATACACCTTTCAGTCCACTAGACACTGCATGTCCTAATGCCTTAAATGGTTTTGTAATTGCGTGTGTAACTTTATGCCACCATCCCATATTTCTCATTCTCCTTTAATTTACAAATTGTAATTTACACCTGTATCATTAGTTGCCTTATTCAGTGTGTCTTTCTTAACAGTAAGAGCTGCTACACCTTTCTTTTTGCTTGCTACTTCCCAATTCTTTGTTCCACCATAGACAGCATTTTCTGGATTCTGTGCTGTGTTGTTTGTCTGCTGTAGCTGTGCTGGTGTCATGCTAGGAATAGTAATCTTAGGCATCTTATTCCATAAACACATATCATTTACCTTCATTCATTCTCTGGCATGCTAAGAGAGAATCAATTACATCCTGTACACCCTTGATGTACCCAAGACGCATTGATTCACTTCCAACATCTTTAGCCAGTAAATAGGAAATATCAAAATTCTTACGAAGATACTCCATAACTTCTGCTGAAATATATGGACGTTTCATCTCTGCACGTAAAGAATCAGAATCATCCTGTACTTTAATCAAGGACTACACCTCTCTTTCTTGCATGGTATTTGAATAAGATTAGGAAACCATGGGATAATCTCTCCTGTCTTGCTATCGTAGTTTTCATCTCTAAGAATCCGTGCTACCTGTGCCTGTACCAATGCATAGGATTCAGACAGCCCCTTTTTCTTAAATGCTTCAACTACCGTTTCCCAAGACACACCCTTATCTGCAAAGAGTTTCTGGGCAGTCTTTGCACCAATGCCAGGGCATCCAGTGTAATTGTCAGCAGTGTCTCCCATGAGTGTCTGCATCAGATGGAAGTAATCAGCTTCTCCTTCTGATATGACGTACAACTCACGTTTCATGAAATTATAAAAGACACTCGGGATACACTTGAAATCTTTATCCGCAGATATGATGACAGTGTGTCCCTTATGTCTTGTCGCTAAGATACCACAAAGATCATCGGCTTCTAGCTTTGGTCTTGTGATACTTTCATAATTTCTTTTGCACCAATCAACAATGGCACGATAACAAACAGGTTTTCTCTTCCCTACCCTATTCTGTTTGTAGAGAGGGTAAATCTTCTTTCTGAAATTATCCTCGCCACTGAAACAAAGAATGATTTTGTACTCACCTTCATAGTTGAGTTTGTCTAAGACAGCAGCAGTAATTTCTGCTATACGAGCATCCACTTCACCTTTAGCATCAGAAGCGTCTGCCCATAATGTCCAGACATCCCCATCCCAATTCACTTCATGCTCTACTACAGTACAGGACTGAAAGCAGATCATGTCTCCATCAAATACGAGCATCAGTGGGGATTTCACAAGGCATGGCTGTTTCTTCATTCTTATCCTCCAGATAGCGATCAACCCCATATTTCTTTTTCTCTGCGTCCACTTCCAGCTCTGCTTCTCTAATGTGTCTATGTGCAAAAACGATAGCACATACAGCATCATTAAAGTCCTTTACTTCCTGCATAGTGACAAGCTGTCCATAGCTGTCAGAAACATAAAACTCAATAGAATTGATTGCATCATAGAGATTCTTTTTCACACATTCGTTATCAATCTTTTCAAGAAACGTCTTTTCCTGTTCCATTTATTTCTTCTCCTCTTCTGGCATATAATGTTCAACTACCTTGATATTGGCTTTCGCTGCACGAATGATAGAAGCATTAGCATTAAACACTTCATTCAGAATAGTACGGAGCTGAGAAGCAATAAAGTTATTGTCCTCTACCGTATCACACATTCCTGCCATGTCTCTAACGACCTTAGAGAATTTGAGTGACAGAATACTTACTTCTTCTGCCTTTCTGTCTGCTTCCTCATCTTCTTCATATTCTTTCAGTTTGCCGTTATAGAAAGCGATAATATCTTTATCATGCTGCTTCATGTATTCAGCAAGTTCTTTTTCACCCTTAATAGCTGCTCCACCTGCTTTATGAAATTCAACATAATCTACAGGGATCTTGTACGTTTTATCAATGTTCAGCTTAAAAGTTGGATGTTTTACATACCAAGTGAGATTATCTCTAGCAAGTTCCAGCGGAGACAGTGTTGCCATATCTACTTCCTTGTCCATATCTGGAGACACAACTCTTGCTCTTTCAAGAAATGGATCAATAGCTGCAATTCTTACAAAGTCAAGAGTGCCATCTTCTTTTCTGACACTGACTGCCTGATCCAGACAAAACAGAACTCCATCTTCCATCATGTGACATACACATTCTTTAGACATAATAAATTCTCCTTTTCTTATAAACAGAGAGAAAGAGAGACGTTCTCTTCTCCATAGCGTACCGCAATTAAAAAATCAGTGGCAATCGTACCAATTTTTGCCAATAATGCCTTCTGTATCTAACTGCACTCTAAAGTTGTAATGGGCCTGTGTGTCTCGCATTGCTGCCTGTGCTTCTTCAACAACAATCTTTGCAACATCAAGATCTCTGCATGCTATCTGCTGTTCATCGTGAACCCAAGCCATCAGAGCAAAGTCTCCATCCCATCCATGCTTCAATCCTCTAGCAAGCAGTCTCTCTTCTGTACGTACAATCCAGTATTTACAGACAAGCGCACCTGCACTCTGTAGTAAAAGATTCAAAGCAGAATGGATAGATCGTACATGCAACTTTCTACCATCCAACCCCTTGAGCCAGTGTCTTTTCCATTTCAAAATGCCCCCACGGAAATCAGTTTCCACGAGAGCATCTTTTACAGCCTTACGTAAAGAACGAATAGCAGGAACTTTCTTCAAGAATCTAGCCTTTACTGCTTTCCCTGCTTTTTCATCTCCACCAATAAGACCACCCATCTTTTTGTCACCTGCGCCGTATAGAAAGGCGTAGATAAATCTCTTCGCTTCATCTCTAGTAGCAAGACCTGCTGCCTTCTGGTTCAGAGTATGAATATCACCATTGACAACAACATCTGCATATTCTCCACCATCATAAGGAGCAAGAAAGTGAGCAAGACAACGAAGTTCCAGACCACAAGCATCTATTCCAGCCTGATACCATCCTTCTGGAACACCAAACAAACTTCTACATTCTTTTCCATACGGACTGGCATTGTGAGGAACTTGTGTCACATTAGGATTCGCATGTGTCGCTCTCCCACTAACTGCACCACAAGGATTCACTCTGCCATGCATACAGCCGTCCTTCTTCACCAGTTTAAGCCATGCCTGTGCCCCATCTGAAAGCTGTCCAAGTCTCTTCACAATCATCAAGTATTCCTCAATGAGGGGAGACAAGGTTCTTACTTCCTCTGGTGCATCTGGATCCGTAGACATGAAATGAAATGTGTCTTCATCTACTTTCAGTCTGTCTTCCTCGTACAGGTCTGGATTGTCTGGTGAATACTGATAATATTCAGTCACTAACCATTCGATCTGCTGTCTGCTCTTAGGATTAAAATCTTTGTAGCGTTGAATTGGAACGCCAGCCTTGTATCCTAATCTTTTGTTATCCCTCTTAGGAACGAAAACTTTGTCTGGGATACGCGGTGCAAGTTTCATCAACTCCGCTGCTAAGACACACTGCCTTTTCCGTAACACCTTTTCCAGCTCTTCTGCTGCTTCGATATTAAACGGAAATCCATTCTGTTCCTGCTTAAACATAAGCCACTGTGCTGCATGTTCAAGCTGAATAGCCTTTTCAGAGTATGGGTGTCTTGTCAAGAAATCATAGAGCTTCTGGGTAACAACTACGTCCTGTCTGTTATACATCAGCATGTCTTCACTGAAAGTAGCCCATGCATCTTCTGTCTCTTCTGCATACGTCCCTTTCAGCTCTCCCAGACGATACCCCCATGCTTTTAGAGACTGTGAGCCAATAAGTTTACCTGCCAATCTTCCCTTTTTGAACAAATCATAATCATAGTCTTTGATGTTTCCATAGATCAGACGTGCCATAACGAGGGTGTCTCTCACATACTTTCTTTGCCCCCTAGACACATGAAAGATCTCTGGGTATAGCTTTTCAAGGCAAGGAATATCAAAATCAATGATGTTATGTCCGCAGATAGTCTCTCCATTATCAAGAGCATCCTGCAACATATGAACACCCACTTCGATGTTGGTAGGAGAGAAGCTATGCATTGTTTCTCCATCAAAGATCGCCATGCAGTGAACCTTTGTAGATTCTTCTAGCAAGCCGTTACTTTCAATATCAAAAGTCAACATTGTCTTCCTCTCCTTCCTCATCAATGTAGTCACTGAGTTTGTCTACCGCCTGTAAGGTATCATGCTCTTTGTCATAGAATAAATAACCACCAATGCCTGTCTCTCCTGTCCATCGACATTTCAAGACACGCACTCTTACTAAGTTCTTTTTCTTTCCTTCTGCCTGTTGATTTCTTTCCAGACCAAGCACTGTATCTGCTAACTGCCCAATAGCACCAGAGCCGCGAAGCTGGGAAAGAGAGACACACCCACCTTCTTCAAACGCTATGCTTCCTACAGCATTATTGCGTCTGAGATGAGATATAATAATAAGACCAACCCCAGTTTCTTCTGCAAGAGAACGCAGCTGGGTCATCAGAATATCAATCATCTTGCGTTCGTTGTCTCCCTCTAATCCAGAGATTGCGATGGAGATATGGTCAAGAATAATGAAATCACACTCTTCACTGACTGCCATATATCTGATCTTATCCATCAGATTATCCCCATCCAATGAACCAAAATGTTCATACAAGACGTATCGTCCAGTACCTAAAGTCTCATCAAAGGCTTTTCTGTACTCTTCATCAGATACTGCATGCCGATTGAGATACAGACGTTTCCCTACATGCAGAGACATCAACCCTGTAGCAGTACGTTTAGGGTTCTCTTCCAACATAAGCATCCCGATCTTTAGCTTCTTTACTACACCAAAGTCATAGGCAATTTGTCTTACAAATGTTGTCTTACCAACCCCTGTGCCAGCCGTCAAGACACAAAGCTCTCCCTTGCGAAGTCCCATAATCATCTTATTCAATGCCAGGTTCTCCCAAGGCAGATTGTATCCATCATTCTTCACATCCTCAGAAACAGCATCCCATAGATCTTTGCCGTTCACAATGCCATCTGGGGTATATTCTTTCGCATTCCAGATTGCATCAATAACCACTTCTGGGTGCCCATTCTGCAAACATTCATTTGGATCTTTGTAAGGAAGTGTGCCAATGTACAGCTTCCCCGGTTTCAATAGCCCCTCAATGTCTTTAATCCCTTTTCGTCCTGCTTCATCCATATCGAAAAATACAATCACTTTATCAAAGGAATTAAGCCATTCAGACTGTGCTTTGAACACCTTCTTTGCACTGCCAGCACCAGCAGGGATAGAGACACAAGGGTATTTGTTATCATTGATCTGTGAAACAGTCAAACAATCAATTTCACCCTCGGTCACTACCAGCATCTTTCTATGCCCATTCGCCCAGAGGTTCTGTCCAAAGAAGCGATTAGAGAACTTTGAACCTTTTGTCTCAAACCTTTTGTCTTTGTATCGAATCTTCTGCCCTATCAGTTCACCATGGTCATCATAGTAACATGCAACTTGTGCTGGCTCATCATGAATAGTTGTTTTGAAATACCCATATTTTTCACATGTGTCTTTTCTGATTCCTCTGGCTCTAAGAGTGTCTACCACCATATCGGTCAAAGGAATACAGCCTTTGCATCTGTGTCTATTTTCAGCCTTGTCTTCCATTTCTTCTGCATCTCCTTCATAATGATATGTCTCGCAGGAAAAGCAGTAGGTGTGCCCATCTGAATACAGACACAATGCGTCATGCGAACCACAATCAGCGCAGGGTAAATGCGCTTGTACTAGCGTACTCTGCATAATTCACTGGAATATATTCTCCTTTAACCCTTGCAACATCAGCATCACGGAAATCAATTTTGAAGCATCCAAGCAAATCATTCACGGCTTTTTTCTGTACATCCGTTTCTTCTCCATCGTTAGGAACATCAACAAACACAATGATAGACGTTTCTTGCGGATCAACATACAGTCCACCAACTGCCATCTGTTCTCTGCCCTGTTCAACATGCCCATCACGATGAATCACGTAGTGGTAGTCTACATCAAAGTCACCTCTGCGTCTGGAATCACTGTACAATTCATCCCCATCTTTGTTTTGAAGATCAATATCAGCAACAATGATTAGATCCGTCATACTTCTATTTCTAAATTTAATCTTTTTCACATTTTTCACCTCTTACATAAATATCTTTTTCACTCATCCCTTTCTTTGGTTCAGACAACCAGTCTAAAGGTATGTACTTATCTGCATAGACAAACCCATGTTTTTTGCACCAGTCACCATAAGATGTCTTGCTCCCCTTACGAATCTTCGTCCGTGAGTTGGAAAAGACAAACCTGATGTCAAGATCTGGGTGCTGCTTCTGAATAAGTAAATGCTTTTGTCGATCAGCAACAGAAAACAGCCCTTTTGTCTCTACGATAATTCCATTCCCTAAGACAAAATCTGGTGTGTAATGATGAAGAACAGGTGCAGAAGTATAGTCTACCCTATGTTTTTCATAGGAATACTCTGCTCCTGCATTGTTCAGTTCATCAATCACTCGCTCTTCCAGTCCAGATCTGTAGGATTCATTAACCTTTCTACTCCACCCTCCATGTCGGCTAAAGTAAGGCAATATTAGAAATCTCCCTCTTCATCAAATGGAGCATCATCCTCTTCTACATCTGGCTTAGACGTAGGGGTGTCTTTATCATATTCACCTTCAACTGTAGCATCATATCCTTCTTCGTCCGTACTAAACCCAAGGGACGCTGCATCATTACCGCCGTATGGGATGTATTTAATAACCTGTACACCACGAAGATAGCATGCCAGCCCATTGTTATTGTTAGACATCCAGTATGGAGACAGCGAGAAGGCAACACGAATGATGGAACCATTCCCAAGATTAGACGCTTTAATCGGATGACCTTTCGCATCAACAACTGGAATAGTACGGGTCATTTCTTCCCCAGCTTTTGTCTTGTAAGTCTTTTTCGCCTTGAACTTGAAAGTGATCGTCCCATCATTCAGGGTATGCATACCAAGAGATGGTTCAGCACTCCACTTCTTACCTGGCTTCAGTTCATAGGATTCTTTAGCCTTTTCAAACTCCTGTTCCAGATATGCCTTAAATTCTTTGGTAGTCTTTTCATCAAAAGTAATCTGAATAGAATAACCAAGTTCCTGTCCTTCATACGTTTCTACTTTACGAAGGAAAGCATAGCGTGCTTCACCTTTCGGGGTAACACCATTTACAAACTGTCTTTTTACGTTAGCCATAATTTTTTCTCCTTAGTCAAATTTGTTTACAACTGTATTATCAGAAATTTTAACAAGTACACCCATTGCGACCGCTTCACCTGCATAAATTCTACGAAGCTCTGGGGAAGTATTTGTACAGAAGACACCCAGCTGTGCTGCTCCTACCACGGATGTAGGAGAGACAATCAGCAACTTCTTCTCCATAAGTCTTGCTCCATTCAGCATAAGGGCGTACCCAGCAGGAACTCTCACTCTGCCAAAATGGACGTAAGCGTTTGCATCAATCGTCATTGTCTGTGTTGCTTTGAAGATGAATGCACCATTCACAAGTTCTACAACGACTTCTTTACCTACTTCAAGATGGGGAATACGTGGCACTCTAGGTTTCTTTGTTACGACTTTCTTTTCTTTTGCCTCTGTCATAATCAACAGCTCCTTTCTCCATAGCTTGCCCCAATTAAAAATGACTTAGCGTTAGGGCACTGTGACAAGATTTCTTTACAAAATGCTCTCCACTCGGGTAACTTGTGATTGTGTCTCTGTTTAAGGATCGTTTTAAGCTGTCTATAGTTAGTAGTAACCCGTGCAGTCAATTCAAGACCTACAGGGCAGGAATAAACCAACTGCAAAAATGAAGATTCACTCTGTTCCTCTCTAAACTGCTTCTGCAATTCTTCCAGTCTCTTGATAATCTGCGGATCAGTATAGGGTGTAAATGCCGTATCAAGCTGCATCTTAGACAACCTGTGCAGAGTAGATTGACTAGACACAATCTGTGCAAAATGATAACGTTCAAACTCTGTCCACATCTTAATCGTGCAAGTCAAATCAAAAGACACGATAATTCCACTAAGGAAATTATCGTGTCCTTCACTACTTTCTCTGCTTGCTAATGAAACAGCACGCTTCCAGTCGAGATCATCAATGTAACGGTGCTGTGCATCAAAGTCCAAAAAGGCTTTCATTGGATAGCCAGAAGCTCTAATGGAGTTATTCATATCGTAAACCTGAAGATTTGTAATTCTCATAGTTCTTCCTCCTTTATTCAAGTTCAATGATGAGTTTAGGAAACAGGTCAATCGGATAGGCAGAATTTGACAGATACTCTGTATTGTAAGATTCAACACAGACACCAGCATATACATGAGACACATTCATTTCCAGAATCTGATCTCTAACAAGTTTATATTTATATGCCATTCTATCAATAGCTTCCTCCATAAGACCATAAGAAATATAGATAGGCCTAGACAATGAGAGCAGACCAACTTCACAGTCATCTGGAACGTACTTTAAGAAATCTTTAAGTTTCATTTTCTTTCCTCCAATCTTCTACTGCTTTAAGCTGATTAGCATACCATGCGATCTTTCCGGCGGTCTCTCCTTTGTCTCCTTTACGACCAAACCGATACGCATATTTCATGATGTTTCCCCAAAGGAATCCTTCAAACTGCTCTGAAGTCATCAGGTGATTCATGATGTCAATGGCTTCTGGAAGCCCCTCTACCTGATAATGAGCGGGGTTAATAGCAGAATCTTCGATCTTCTCAAGGGCATCCACCCTAACTTCAACTTCTCCATCAAACTCAGAATTGACAATACAGGTTTCTTCGTTAGGGCAGAATCGTATAATAGTACCTTTTTCAATGGCATTCAGCCAAACACGATCACCCACTTTAAGGACATTATCCTCTGCTGCTTCTTCTTCAGTCTCCTCTTCTTTTGACAGAATGTTTCCAATTACAGTAAGTTTGTCATTATCACCACAATCTCCAAGACTTACTACTAAAAACCCATCTTTTGTAAATGTGCTTACTTCACAACCTTTAGGGCTTTTATCCCATTTTACGTCAATCGGATAGAGACGCCCATCATTGTGATTTGCAATTACAGTCCCTAACCCATTATATGGGTAAAATACCCTATAACCTACTTTGAATTTTGCTTCAGCCATTTGCTTCTCCTTATTCCTTCTTTTTGTAAAATCTTCCATTTTTGAATTTCTCCTTTTGCCAATCCACCAATTTGTAATTGATCTTCGTCACAATAGCTGTACAGTCAGGGCAACAGAGCTTATATACATTTCCGTATGTAGACACACTCGGTTTATATGTCTCGCTGCAATACCTGCAATGTCGTATACCCTGCTTCTGTTCTTTTTCCCAGTATTTGTTTGAACAATCAACACAACAAAAATGGGAAGTTGATTCAAATCCTTTGTACGGATGAAACAGCTTCCCACATTCCCAGTATTTCCATAAGCATGTTTTGTTTCTGACTTGATTCGTATATTTCTTCCACGCAAGTTCATTTGAAATTACAACTCTCAATAGACACCCCCTCCTTTTGTTGGTAGACACAACCTTGTTTAGGAAGACAAACAGAAATGGTGTCTTCTCCATAGCATGTCACAATTAAAATCAGGAATCCTATAAGGATGATTTTTAATAATAATCATTAAAAACAATAAAAAAAAATCCCATATAAGTAATATCTATAGAATATTCTATAGGTATTATTTATATGGGAACTATTAACAATTATCAATTTAAGTTTCATCACTAGGAATCTAAGAGAATACTTTAAGTATTCTCCTCTTCTCCATAGCATACCACAATTACATTTTGTTCAATTTGTCTTTGTTCTTAATACAAAAAGCATGAATCAGATCTCTTAATACTTGTGAGGGTTTGACACCACGGCGCATACACGTTTCATACAATCTATCTTTCTCTCTTTCTGTAATGCGAATTTTTATTTCCGCATTTTTATATGAATCATCTTCCATCATGTTCTCCTTTCATAATAAATTTCTTTTGCCTTCGTTGTCCTCACAAAATTCTTCAATCAACTTTCGGATTACTTTTGATGGTGTCATTCCCATGTTTTGACAAATCTGATAAAATTCTTGCTTGTCTTTATCATTTATCCTCACACGCACTGAACACTCTTTAGTATCTTTGTCTTCAATTTTCTGCATATTTTCCTCCTTTGACAACATGAACACGCCTATATTTTAGCATAGGCGTGTTGGTGTGTCAATATGTTCCTACACTAGTGAAACACATAAAGACTATCAAGTACCTGTCTGATGTCTAATTTTCCTTCGGATGGTGGGCATGGCAGTGGTTTGTCCTGTGTTCCTACTGCTGTTTTCATATCTTCATAGAAATTCCAGAGTACATCATTCTCTTCATACATCTTCACAAATGCTTCTCTGACAGTGTGAAAGAGTGTGTCTGCCTGCGCAGGGGACGTAGCATAGGAATCATGGATCATGCTGAAATGGTGAATCCCTTTGTCAAGACACATGTTGATAGACAACTGTAGGTGCGCTGCATCCATGGAGTGAATGAAGTTTGGCGCAATTCCTTGTGTCTGTTTCTTTTTGGCAACATTCCCTGTCTCTTCTGGCACATAGAAGTTTTTAGTGAGATTTAAGAATCTCATTTTCACCTTCTTGACGTGTGTCTCCATATAGTTCTGCTGAATAGGAAGTCCCATTGGCGTATTCCATGTAACAACATCACCTGTCTTGCATACAATAGCGGAAATGTCTTGTAACCACTTCATTCCAATGAACGCCTTGACAACAGTCTGAGAAGCTGCTTGCCAAATTAGTTTAGCCATGTAAAGTGCTAAAGAGTTCTTACTTGCAGTAAACATGCTTCCCTTGTCAGTTCCGTACACATCATTTAGAGTATCTTCTAAAATCTGCTCTTTGAATCCAAACTGTTTGGCACCGTATGCAAGGGTCATCACACATCTTTTTGTTACTTTTCGATTTACGCCAAATGCTAACCACTGCTGGGCAAGAGTTCTTGTCCCCCATTTCATCGTTTTCTCACCAAATTTGTTGGGCATCAATGCATCAGAAGTACCATTTTTAGCGTTTTCTCGCAACATAACATTCACTTTTTCTGCTACTTCACCGTAAATGTCCCTAGGTCTATCGCCAGGAATCAGATTTACTGATCGTCCCCCAATCTCATCCCTAAGAGCCGCTGAAAAATGCTGTAATCCAGAGCAAGTACCATCAAATGCTACAGGAACGCCGCAAGTCCACCCGACTACAGAGCCGTTGTGCTTGTCTTTGTAATCGAGCATGTCTTTGTATTCAAAGCACCACCCAAGAAATTCTACAGGGCAATCAGAGTTAGCCCAAAAACCTTTGTCTTTCCCTAATGGGGCATCTGCTACTGACAAGATGACTTCTTCATTGTCTTTCGTCCACTGGATTTGATCGTCAAAAGACACCTTGTCATTACCGTAAAACTCGCAACCTGCTACACGCATCCAGTATTCAGCTTTTTCATCAGTAGCGGCAGGGGTGTCTGCAAGCAAAAGCAGTCCCTTTGTCAAATCATCCCCTTGAAAAGAGAACGCAGGGATGGGATAGACACGCCCTCTAAAGTCCATGTTGCAAGGAAAATAGATGTGCTTGTATGGAGCGTATTCTTTCGCAATGGCAAGCATAGACAAACATCTAAGCGCTCTTCCTTTTCGTGCATTCTCACGATGAATCATGTCAACTGCGAGCTTCTTGTGTTCTTTCAGCTCTTCCTCTGTATAATTTCCTTCTAATCTAGGGAGCTTGTCATAAGGCTGAAATTTGGGGATACCTGCAAGATCCCCACCATTATTGGTGATTTCTTCCACTACTTTCAGCACCCTAGTATTGATTTTCCATGGTGTAGACTGCACGGCATTGACTGCACGTAAGACACTAGTTAAATCTGTTTGTTTCAGCTTTTCCAAATACTGCGTAAAGAAGATAGTTTTATTCTTATGCAGTCGCATCAAAGGGTATGCTGTCCTTAATTCTCCATAATAACCACCATCCGTGTAGCTTGTCCATTCTTTAGGAGAAATAATCGTAGGAATTGCCCTACAAGTATTCTGCAACAATGCTACTTCATTGATATTCCATAAATCAATAAAAAGCTGGCTAGGGTTAAGTTTATCCATGCTTGTTCTTCCAGTGCCATGATTGATATGCACAATTTCAAATAAGGTGGTGGAAGACACAAGGCATTCAATCAATTTGCCCCCTAATTTTATTTTGGCGGCGGTATTCCATTCAATCCAGTTAAATCCTGCTTCTGTCATTGCTTTGTGCTGAATGTAATACTTCTTGAAATGTTCACCTACACGCTTCTTTAATCCTGTATTTAATTCTTTCAGATTTTCAGGGTTAGAATTTTCAAAGGCTACAAGATTAGCATCATCTTCAATACTTTCTCCAATACGTTTAGCAATGGTGCTAAGTTCATTCTTTCGGATGAAAACATAGTCCATTGTGCATGCCATTGTACTCAGAGCTAGGACGGCATAAAGGTGTGTCTTATCATCATAGATCTGTGCTAACTGTTCCAACATGTTATGATAAGCTGCTTGTACGCCACATTTTGGCTGCAATTCATATGTTACAAATTCACGAATGCTTTTAATAAACTTATCATATGCATAGTCCATCATGCCTTTTCCGACTTGTGTCTCTGTAGCCCTTCCATTGCTACAACTGTTCTGTAAGACACGTTGTGCTGCTTCTTCTGCACGTGTCTTTGCACGCCGTTCAAGTTCAAGTTCATCCTTGAGAGTGATGTTTTCATAGTCCATGATATTTTTCCTTTCTCTGAAAAAAAAACATAAGAAAAAGAGAGAACGAAAAATGTTCTCTCCCTCTCTATGTGCCACAATTAAAATTGCTAGTCTATTTTGTACAAAATTCGATTATAGTAGTACCAGTAGCACCCACTTTCATACTTATGGATATGTTCAGTAAACCCATCTGCACCCGTCTTGAGCAAGTACAGGGTGTCTCCATACATCAGCTTATTTCCTAATGCTATGTTGTCGATACAGTCAAGGAACATAGGCGGTACATCTTTGAATGCCCCTTTTTCGATAAGGAAATCGGCTAACTCTGTAGGATTTTTGATATATTCGTAGCCTTCATTTCTTCCTCTCTGTACCCATCCGATCTGTCCTGCCTTTGCTAAGGTAAGTGATTCCCAAATTCCCTCTTCAGTAAGGTCATCATAGACAAATGCTGCTTCTATGACTTGTGCAGTTAGATACATCATCTTATTTAATAACTTGATAATCTTGTTTGCATCCCATTCATCAATAGAGAGTGTGTAGGAAGCCGTTCTATTATCATTTACTTGTGGCATATATACAGAGAGGTATCTTGCCCCAATAGCTGTATACGTTTTTACTTTCACGCCATTATTCAGTTCGCAATTCAGTTCCATCATGATAGTTACCCCCTTAATACTCCGTACCATCAGCATAAAATTCATAGTCTGCATCTTCGTTCATAAGCTGTTCTATGATGTATTCATCACTTGTGAGATGATCGTATTCTTCTTCAAGTGCCGTATATAATCTGGAACATTCTTCATCCTTCCATTCTTCCAGTGCCTTGACGAAAGGTGCATACTTTTCGTCTTCTTCCATTGGCACACCATCAATCAGAAGTTCAATATAGGTATTCCATTTGCGTGGGAGTGTATTGCTCCACGAATTATGAGACACCCTAACTTCTCCATACTCTCTGATTTCATCAAGGATACTTGCCTTATTTACATCCCCTTTCAGATCAAAGGCAAGGGCAACATTTATTGCTGCTTGTGCTGTCTCAAATTCCCCTGTAAATCCTGCACCTGCGTCCTGCGAATACAGGGCAAAAGACACACTGTCTTCATCCACATGGAAGAGGTGGTCAGCATACATAGTGGCTTCAAAATCTTCAAGCATATATGCCCACCAATCCATTTCATCTACCCATGTGTACCGTTCACGTTCAAGCACTTTTTCCTGCACTTTCTTTTCCAGTTCATTGAACTTGTAAACTTTCTGTACTACTTCTCTCATGATAATTTCCTTCCTTTCAAAACTGATCCCACTTACTGTGCAATTTCCAAGAAACCAAAGTCACATTCGATGAACCCATCATCAATAAGGGCATCTGCTAACTTGTCGTAATCCAGATAATCTTCTAATTTATCAAAGCTATCTCCCCAATAGCCTTCTGCCCCTAACTCTTTGATTAAGTCTTCCCAACTCATTTCTTCTCGCCACCAAATTGAGTGATTTGCAAGTTTTTCCAGTACTTCTTCCAAGTCATCCTGCACGTACTTGAGATACTGTTCCACGATAATCTGTTCATATTCTTCCAAGTCATCCAGTTCATCCTGTACTTCATCCGCTTTGAGATACGTCCAGCACTTATCATCCACCGTGATTTCTTGATGATACTTGTTGATTTTGTTAAGAATATACTTATACATAGCCATTGTCATTCCACCCTTTCTTTAATCCTAGCCTGTCTCATCAGAACGTGGGCAGCTATCTCACGTTGACTAGACACACCCTCTCTTGTGCGTCTAGTTTCGACTTTATGCAATGAGTTCACCTGTCGTGATATCCACTACCTGCGCATGTAGTACGTCCAGTCTGTAGTTTTTGTTGCTTGCCGCCATTTTTACAAGGGTAAATGGGATAATTCCATTTGTTCTACAGTGTTCATCAATGAACCATCGAATGTGCCGCCGTGTTGTCATGCTATATAGCCCCGTGATTTCAAGACTATCCAGTGTGCCCTTGATTACAAGGGTATTGTAAGAGTACATTTCATATTCTGTAGGCACATTGTCCTTGTTTGTGTCTACCCATACCGTGTAATTTTTTGTTGTGTGCTTGCCTTTTTCGATGTTGAACCATTTAAGCATTTTCATCATCCTCGCTTTCTTCTTCTTCTTCTGAGATACCTAATGTCTCAAAAATCCATTCCGAATCAAACCACATGATATCGTTCAGTTCAGTTCTTCCAATTCCATCGGGATAGAGTTCTTCAATCATGTCACAAAATTCATCCCCTTTGCCCTCTCTTTCAATACGTTCTGCCGTATCTACAGCACCACTCCATGCCGTTCTTCTAATGTCATTAAAATCCATTTCATCAAATACCTTCATAATAATTCCATCCTTTCTTTTTAATCCTAGCCTGTCTCATCAGCATGGGTAGGCTATCTCCCATGGACTAGACACACCCTCTCTTGTGTCTAGTTTCGACTTTTACTTGCTTTTCTTCACAAGCACAATTTTCAATTTATATGTCGTGTCTAAATGGTCGATGTGATTATTGATTTCATTAGAGAACCCCGTCATTGCTAGCAGTCCTGCGGATGTGCAACGAACCCTAAGGGAACGCCCTGCATAAAAGACTACATTTCCCCTAGCAATCTCAGGTGCATCGTAACTTCTGAACTTTTCCAGAATCTTGATTTCAATGCATTCCCATGTACCATATTCATCGCCTTCCTGCGTTTCTACGTAGTTTGTGATACGTTCTTTGATTTTTCCGATGGGAAATTCATCAAACATCACAAGTCCATGTTTTTTAGTCCATGTGTTCATGCCCCATGCCATGATTTCTTTTCTTTCCATGATTTTTCTCCATTTCTGAATGTGTTCCATTGTTCCTACACACTTAACAAAAAAAAATTTGAGACACCATCTCTTGATGGTTGGAATACCACTGTTCAGTACAATGGTTTAGAGACTAGATACAGCATGATTTCACTACCTTTCACCTACACCATCCCATTTCATCGTCTGTGCTTGTCACGTCATCACAAGATACCTTGCTAGACGTTGCAAGCACACACTCTATGAGATTGTCCACTACTCAGCCCTGCCGTATATCGCAAGCTACTTTCATGACTTCTCAGTGTGTATCTTCACTGTCATGCTGCCACCGCTTTTCCCGATGACTTTCTTTTTTTCGTATGGTGTGAATTGATACTACGCATGCGGTAACTTCACCATTCGCATTTTTCAGCTATTCAGTTTTCAAAGAACCCCGATGATGTTTTGGGGTATCCCATCGCGTCATCGTCAATCTTTCATTCTCAGTGGTATCACTTCCTTTCGTTCGTTCACTGTGCCTACATTGTAGCACGTTGTTCCTACATTGTCAAGAGACTTTTTCTTCTGGTTCTCTCTGTCGTCTTGCCATTCCGTCGTGAATCCGTTGCCAGTCGCGTTCGCAATGTGCGGTGTTCTGAGTTCTTCCACCACGCTATCCGTACATGTTCTACAGATAGCATTTTCAGAAATCGTGGGCGGTGTGCCTTGCGGTGTTCCGTCCGTGTCATCCTTGACTGTCCATATTGTATCACGATGTTCCTACACCGTCAAGCACAAATTTGAAATTCTTTGGGGGAAATTTTGTTCGCATGGTATACCATACCCCCGTAGGGTATCGTGATTGTCAACCATATCATGCCAGTAGCACGGTAGTAGTAAGAGATTATATTTTGCATGTACATATATAGGCAAACAGGGCTTGCCCTCCCCGTTCAGTTTAAGTATAATAATATTATACTAATACATTCCGCTGCTCCCCGGCGATAACGGCGAGCGCGTGGAGGGTACGGGGGAAAACAGCCAGGGCAATTTTAATGAATACCCTTTCACAATTTTTACAATTTTTTGTTTTAAGAAGGAGGAACAACACCATGAAAAGACAAAGGGCACCACGAGGGCAAGGAAGTATCACATCATACGGAGACGGAAAATTCAAAGGTATCATAACCATTGGATACAAACTAGATCCAGTGACGAAGAAGAATAAACGTCTCACAAAAACCTTTACAGGAAAGACAAGGAAAGAAGTCCAAGCAAAGATCACTGAATATCAGTACAAGGTAAATGCAGGGAAGATCAATCCATTAGCAGCTCCCCTTACATTCAAACAGTATAGTGAACGCTGGCTTATGATGAAGAAGGCAACTCTTAAACCACAAACCTATATCAACTATGAAAGCAATATGCAGTGTCTTGATTTTGGCAACAAAGCTATGAAAGACATAACAGTTTCAGACGTCAACACATTGCTCCTAACATTGCTACAGACACTCTCTCCTGCCACTGTACGAGGAAGACACGCCCTATTGAAAAGTGTCTTTGAAGGAGCAAGAAAAGAAAAACTCATTATAGAGAATCCTGTAGAAGACAGCATGCGTATCAAGGCACAGGTAGATCACACTGTGACAGAAATACATGTCTTAACGAAAGAAGAGAGTACAAATGTTCTATTAAAAGCTAAGGAGATGAAAGCTCCCATATGGTTCTACCCTCTGATACGTACTGCCTTAGAGACAGGGATGAGAAAAGGAGAGCTGCGTGCCTTACAGTACAAAGCACTGGGTAAAGACACCATCTATATAAAAGCCAGTGTAGAAGACAGTGCAGGGAAAGGGGCAACTCTCACAACGCCTAAGACACGTGCTTCTGTAAGGAGAATACATGTGTCTACATCACTCATTGAGATCCTACAGGCTCTTCCCCATAAAGATGAAAACAGTTTTGTCTTTCACACTAAGAATGAGACTTTAATTGCTAACAGTGACATACAGTACTACTTTAATGCGCTAAAGAAAGTAAGTAACATAGACAAACCACTTCACTTCCATGATCTAAGACACACCCATGCCACCCTTCTTATCATGGCAGGGGTGAACATCAAGACCGTCTCTACTCGCCTAGGTCACGCATCTGTAGCTATAACGCTCAACAGGTACACACACGCCCTTCCGCAGCAAGATAAAGAAGCTAGTGAAATGATTTGTAGTATGCTACTATCGGATACTACGATGAAAGACAATCAGCAATAAATACCCTAGACACCCACTACAAAATGTAATTGGGGTACGTATATACATCTAAATACCATATGGCATAATATCGTCCTTATTATAACATAGAGAAAAGGTTCGGGGTTCGCCCATGGAGCGTGCCGTCCCTTAATTACGACCGGAAAAGGTTCATCGGGTTCTATAGGTTCAAAGGGGAAGGTGCGGCGCATAACAATCAATGATATCCTGCCCTCTTCCTCTTGCATTTCATCGCGGCACGCTCCATAATAAGGCAAATGAGGCATCACCCCGTTCAACGACGCGCGGCGCTTCTCTATGTATGCGCCGCACTCCTGTCAGACTTTCCCTGATAGAGCCTCAAGATCCCTGTTTTCTAAGGAGCCTTC